CGGATCTGGAGAGTTGACTGGCGGATTATCGAGGGAATTGCAGTGCTCCTGCCCCGCCGATGCCCCAAATGCAATGAGATCTACACCTATGATCAGCGGGAGGTGCCCTGCTGTCCGGCGTGCGGAGAGCCCCCGGAGAATTTGCCCAGGAGAGAAGCTGATAGGGTTCAAAGATTCAGAAGGCTGAAAGCGGCCAAGAAAGCCAGAGTCATTTATAGATGTTGATTTTGAGCTAAGAGAGGTAAAGAGTGATGAGAGGAGGCTCAATTAGACTCATTGACCTTATGGTAGAGGCAAATGCCGATCCAGACTATCTGGCTCTGCTGACCTCTGAGGGAGCTGATTATGAGCTGCTCAGCTTCCCCACTCAAGGCCTGGCCAGGAAGCTGAGCGAGCACGGCATTTTGAAGAGCAGAGGCAGAAGACTGAGAAAGGTGCTCAAAGACGATAGAAAAGAGACCAGGCTGCGCACCACCTGGATTCCTGGATGCCACTATGACAGCTGGCTCGCCGACTATATCCTCAATAGAGAGAGGTACAGGACGAGGCATGGCCTCTCCCTGGAGATCTCCCCGGAGCTCCAGGCCAGGTTTGATGCGTTCCTCAAGACCCGCAAGAGATCTGGGTATAGAGCATTCTCCTTGAAGACGGCTCCCCCAGACCTGATAGAAGAGATGCAAACATTATTATAAATATTTTATTAGGGCACTTAGTCATGGTTTGCGCCCTCAGATATGTGAAAACATTCCGATCATCAATAGATGGCTCAAAAGGGAGGTGATCTTTAGCCATTACAGGCATGAATTGCTTGATTGTTCAGTCAGAAACACCCAGCCTTGAGATTGGGTCGAACTGCAAGGCTGGCCTCCTTTTCCGGCCCCGTTCCAAGAAAGACAGTTCTCTATTGATGAGGGCTTGAAAAACAGGAGAGCAGAAGAGATCCAGCCGCCTGGCCTAGAGATGGGCCATGAGCCGACAGCAGCAGGCGTACTAAAGCCTCTTTGAGCCAGGATGGAGGCCATCTGGCCCATGTTCCGGAAGATCAAGGACTACACTGAAATCCGCAGCAAGTGCCAGCGAGCCTCAGTTTTAGTGGCGGAAGGCATGAGCGAGGCCCAGGCGGCCCGAGAGGTTGACCTGCCCAAGGCATCATTGCAGAGGTATCTGGCTCACGGTTTGCCCGATGGGCCGATCTGGCCGGAGCATGGGCCGGGCCCAGAGGGAGAGAATGGCCTTAACCACGATCAACAGACGTCAAAAGACCGGATCGAAGCAGCGGGTCAGCGGGACGATTGGGGGAGGTTCCTTCCAGGCAATCGAATTGGTGAGACCAAAAACCGGCCGGCCCGAGAGGCGAAACGGAAATTAGAGGAGTTTGGGCCGGATGCCGCAGATAAGCTCATTCGCATCTTCAAGAACCTGCCCGACGACCGGCCGGAGATGATTCTGGCCTATGGCCGGGAGATCCTGGATCGGGGCCTGGGCCGGCCTACTCAGACCCTGGACATAACCGAGACCTCTCTGGAGCAGCATGAGTACAAGTTCATCCAGGAGATCATCCTGCACGACGAAGAGGCCCTCCGTCTCGCCGTCGCTTTTAGCCAGCGCCTGGAGGGCCACGCCCGGGACCATGGCTCAGAAGCTGAGCCGGGGCAGATGGCAGCTCTACCGCCATCTCAATGAGCTCTCCATCATCCTGGCCCTGGCCGTGGCCGGCAAGTACCCCCGGCTGATCATCAATATGCCGCCCCAAAATGGGAAGAGCCAGCTCGTCAGCCACTGGTTTCCGGTCTGGTTTCTCGACCACTTCCCGGAGCTGAATGTGCTGCTCACCTCCTACGAGGCGGACTATGCCGCCAAGTGGGGGCGCAACGTCAGGAACACCATCCAGGCCAACCAGGACCGGCTGAGGGTCAGGATCTCCAAAGACTCCTCGGCGGCGGACAATTGGACCACCACCGCGGGCGGAGGGATGTCCACAGCGGGAGTGGGAGGCGCAGTTACGGGCAAGCCGGCTCACTGCCTTCTCATAGATGACCCCCATAAAAACAGAGAGCAGGCCGAGTCGGAGACCTACCGAGAAAAGGTCTGGGACTTCTACTCTGGAACGGCCCGGGAGAGGGTCAATCCCATGCCATGGGCCAAGTTCGGGGTGATCATCATCATGATGACCCGGTGGCATACGGACGACCTGGCCGGGCGGCTCATTTCTCGCAAGGTTGACCCGGAGCTTCAGGCCTACTCCCTGCCCTGGACCGTCTACAAGCTGCCGGCCATCGCCCTGGAGGACGATCCCCTGGGCCGCCAGCCGGGAGAGGCCCTCTGGCCGGAGCGCTATCCTCTGGAGGTGCTCATGAGCATCAAGGCCGATATCTCCCCCTACGACTGGGAGGCGGAGTACCAGCAGAGCCCGGTTCGCCGGGAAGGGGCACTCTTTCGGAGGGAGTGGTTCTGGCCGGTAGATGTCCTGGCCTGAGCGGGAGCCGCAGATGGAGCCGGAGCTGGGGAATACAACACATCCTCCCATGGTTTGAATGTTAGAAGTCAACTCGCCGCCCAGGCTGGCGGCCGTGGAGCGCTCCAGCCTCAAGATAGGCTCCTTCGTGGACCTGGCCACCTCCACCAGGAGCAGGGCAGACTTTACTGTGATCGCCACGGTGGGCATAGACTCCCTGCAGAACATCTTCATCCTAAACATCCACCGGGGCCGGTGGGAGTGGCCCGATGCCTATGAGGCCATAGTCCAGGAGGTACTCTCCCAGAAGGTGCTGCTGCTGGGAGTGGAGACGGCCGGCTACCAGCTCTCCAGCTTTCAGGAGCTGATTCGAGACTCTAGACTGAAGAGTCTGGCCATATTCCCCGTGCCGGTCAATTCGGATAAGGTCAGCCGCTCATTGCTGGTCTCGGCCAGAGCGGCCAATGGCAAGCTCTACTACGACCGCCAGGGGGCCTGGGCTGAGACCCTGATCTCCGAGTTCATCAATTTTCCAGGTGGCAAGCACGACGATATCCTGGATGCCGTCTGCGGCTGCGTTGAGCTTTTGAACAACTTCCAGGCGGAGGCCCCGGTGGTCTCGCCTGGTGTCTGCATGAGCAGGAGCAAATGGAAGAGGTAAGGTGAGCTGAGAGATGAGCAAGAAGAAGAATCCCCATTTGATGGAGCTGGGCAGAACCGGCCTGACCAGGTTTGGCGGCTATATCTTTGAGGAATGGCTGGCCGAGCTGCAGGGAGCGAAGGGAGCACAGGTTTACAAGAAGATGGCCGATGGCGACGCCATCGTCGGAGGTATGCTCTTTGCCTTCCGGGAGATATGCAAGTCTGCTCCCTGGTTTGCCGTGCCGGGAGGCAGCAGGCCGGACGATCTGGAGGTGGCTGAGTTTCTTGAGTCCTGTCTCTTCGACATGGCCACGCCCTGGCCCTCCACCCTGGACGAGATCCTATCCATGCTCCCCTTCGGATGGTCCTATATGGAGATCGTCTTCAAGCTGCGCCAGGGGCCCAGGCCGAAGAAAGCCGGGTTCAGGAGCCAGTACCGTGACGGCCGGATAGGCTGGCTGAAATGGGCCCCCAGAGCCCAGGAGTCTCTGAACCAGTGGATCTACGACGAGAAGACTGACGAGCTTTTGGGCATGAGCCAGATCCCGGCCCCGGATTATATGGAGAGGAGGATCCCTCAAGACAAAGCCCTGCACTTTGTCACCACCTCGGCCAAGGGCAACCCGGAGGGGCGCTCCATCCTTCGCAATGCCCATCGAAGCTGGTACATGAAATTCAATATCGAGAACCTGGAGGGATTGGGGATGGAGAGGGATATGGTCGGCTATCCCACCCTCTACCTACCTCTTGCGATAATGAAGCGGGATACTCCTGAGGCCGAGAAGGCCTACCAGATGTACCTGGAGATGGTGACCAATGTGCGGCGGGACGAGGCAGAGGGGCTCCTTCTGCCTTCCGTCTTTGACGATCACGGCAACCGGCTCTACGAGTTCAAGCTCCTCTCCTCTTCAGGCACCCGGCAGTTCGACACCAGCCGGATAATAACCCGTTATGACAGCCGCATTGCCCTTACCATCATGGCCGATTTTCTGCTGCTGGGCCAGCAGCAGGCCGGCTCTTACGCCCTGAGCGAGACCAAGGCCAGGATGTTCTATCAGGCCTTGACCTCCGTCCTGGACAACATAGCCGAGACCATCAACAGCCAGGCTGTGCCCGCCCTCCTGGAACTGAACCCCTGGTGGGATATCGATGAGCTACCCTACATCACTCACGGCAAGATTGAGCTTCCCAACCTGGAGACACTGGGAAGCTTCATCGAGAGGCTGGTTGGCGCCGGCATGAAGCTATTCCCGGACGATCGCCTGGAGAACCACCTGAGAAGCTTGGCCGATCTGCCCCTGAAGGATGCCAAAAAAGCAAGGGATCGGGCCGGAAGAGAGAAGAGGCCGGCCAAACCCGCGCCCAGGCAGGGGCATGAGACAGGACAGGGACCTGGCGTTGAAGAAGGGGAGGAAGAGGGCGAGAAGGTGGTGGCTTGAATATGCCGGATATCCCGCCCCAGATGCCGGGCCTTGCCGCCCGGAGCATAGATGAGCTCTGGCAGTGGTGCGAGCAGAGAGGAAGAGGCGTATCCAAGCTGGCCGGGGAGGCCAGGCTCGACGGCTGTCGCTGCATACTCTCCAAATACGGAGATGATGTCCGGGTCAAGTTTCCCGGATCTGAGGAGCTGGCGCCGCAGCATCCGGAGCTGGCCGATGCCATTCGAAATGCGCCGTTCCAGGCCCTGGTCCTGGATGGAGTGGCCATAGCCTTGGACGGAGAAGAGATATTGCCCCGAGATGGGCTGGCAGCTCTTCCCACCGGCGAGCCGCCCTTTCCTGCCATGCTGGCGGCCTTCGACTGCCTCTTTTTAAATGAGGACCTGAGGCAGAGGCCCTTAAGCCAGCGGCGGGAGGCTTTGAAGGAGGCGATCCAGGGCATAAAGAGCCCATCGATCCGGCTCTCCCCGGCCAGGGAGTTCTCCTCTCGAAAGGAGCTGGAGATCCTGAGCCGCTGGGCTGCCACCCGGCCGGGCTCAACCGGGCTGATGGTCAAGGATCTCACCCAGCCCCGCCAATCCGGCAGCTCGGAGGACTGGGCCCTCCTGAAAGCCGCTGCTGCTGTGCAGAAAGAGGCGATCCCCCGCCTGGCGATAGAGGTTAAAGGAAGCCCGGAGCCCAGAGCCGCCTTCATAGCCGCCTCGCCCAATGAGATCGAGGCGGCACAAAACATGCCCCTGGCCGGTGAGGGCAGGAGCTTCTTTAAAAAGGCATACCTGGAACCGGCCGGACTGAAGGAGGAGGAGACGGCCTTTCTCTACCTCGTACCCAGGGTTTTGAAGCGAGCGCCCGGGACGGAAGAAATTGAAGCCTGGAAGCCCTGGCTCATGAGGCTGCTGCAAGGGCTCAATCCGGAGATGGTGGTGGCCCTGGGAAAGCAGGCCGGCGAGGCACTGGGAGAATTGGCCGACCTGACCATGCCCCACCCTCATGCCGTTTTGAAGCACGGAGACAAGGGCGAGGTCGCCAGGAAAGCCTCGATGCTCAGAGAGGCCCTGTCTACCCAGGGTGCAGATTGCGGATGCGATAAGGGATTTCTCGGAGAGGAGATACGCTGCCCAATTCTCAAGGCCGATGTGGAGAGGCGATTGGTTTACAGCGTGATTGCCGAGCCTGACACTGTAGATGCCCAGGGCGATGTGATGAGCGCCGAAACCATCGAAGAGATGGCCCACAATTTCCTGCTCCGCTCCCGCAAGTTCGACAACAGGCACGACTGGAAGCCGGTCGATGCCGCGCCGGTCGAGTCGTGGATTCAGAGAGAGGCTACAGTGCTCCTGGGAGAGAGGATCAAGGCAAAATCGTGGGTGGTCGGGGTGAAGGTATTTGCAGACCATATCTGGCAGAAGGTTCTCTCAAAGGAATATCAGTCCTTCAGCATCGGCGGGAGAGGAGTGAGGGTGCCGAGAGTAAGATTTGGGTGAAGTGGAAATCGACAAAGGAGAACGACAAGAGCGAGATTTCCTGGGACCTCTGCATGTGGCCAGGACCCTGCACAATTACGTGCGGGATGAGACCCCACATGTCGCCTAGCTATTAATCCCAAGCATATATGGATTAAGTGCTATTATTGAGTATTAGTAAACTATTTATCGAAATTTTACCATCTAACTTGTATGGGCGATGACACGAATAGGGTCCTTTTTCCACTTAGAAGCAACATCGGCTGGTTCCAGTCTTCAGAATTGCAAGAAGAAATTGCCAAAAATATAAAGCAATCCCTTCTTTTATATGATGAGATTTATATTGAAGATGGCACGCTATTTGCTGAAGTAAAGCAGAGTGGATCAAGCGTAGCGTTTGCACCCCCTGGGCGGGTTGCTAAAGATGAAAGAAGTATAGAATGCCAAGATTTAGCACCATCCGATAAGCCAACAAAAATTGATTCTTTAGAAATATTGACTGGAGAAAGCATCGCTAGATTCAAAATCGATTACTATAAGATCTTTGAAGGCATAGATCGATCAGATTTCGATTTTATCAAATTTGTTTCATTTGATATTCCAAGAGAATTTAATAAAATAATTAAGCAGCAGACCCGAGAGGATGAGAAGAGATTGGGGAATCTCGGAATGCCAAGACCTCTACGTGATTTGATAATCTCCAATCTAAATCATGATATAATGCTCTCACTATCACTAAAATCAGCTCTAATATTAGACTCAACGCATCACCAATTAATAGAGGAAAAATGCGCATATTCTCCTCGTTTAAAAAGAACCGGATCGCCAGTACCTTCTGCATTACATAAATTGATGCAGTTTCCTGCTCCAGATTTTTCTAGAATGACAATGGATCAAGTACTGGAACTCCGAGAGGAGGCAGGATGGCATGAATTAAGAAATGCTGTCACTAACATCGTATCTACAGTGCAAGATAATCCGGAAATATTTAATGATCCCACACGCCTAGAAAAAGCAATAAACAGGGAGTGTGATTCGGCTATATTCAAAGAATTAGAAAAGTTGCACTCATCTGGTAGAGGGACTGCAATCGATCTAGCATTAAGTGGTGCTTCATTTTTGCCTGTAGTCGGAGCGATACCCGGAGCAATAAGCGCTGGAAAAACATTATACAAATACCTAGACGAGAGAGATAATTGGACTGCATTTCTTATTAAATTGGGGAAATTTCATTAAAAAATTGGTTAACGAGTTAGCCTATTGGCAACTGTAATTGTTATAGTCTTAATCGTTCGCCCTGTTGGCTTAGTGTGTTGGATTCCCTTCTCGTTTTCTATAATAAGGATCTCATGCTCGACTTCATATAAGAACTCGCCTAGCTTGAATTCTCCACTCTCTAACTCATTCTTTAGCTTACCTAGCTCCTCTAAGGCCATTTGTGGGTTCATCCCCTCAAACTCTGGTAGTTCTCCAGTCATGATTAGCCGATAGATAGCCAAACATATAAAAGGTTATGCGATTGATGATTGATAACCAGTCTGTCACGCTTATCTATTTTTAGCCGTGAACACTTAAATCGGGCTTAGTCATTGGCTCCTTTTTAGAAAGCTTCGATCAGTATGTATAACCTACAGTCAAAGATTTGTTGTTAGAACTTATTATATTCAGGTCGATTCGGTTAGCCGTATAAATCAGTAAATATAACTTATAAGTTCTGGGCGTTCATCCTCAAGCCATCGATTCTCACCCCACAACTACCTATCAGATAGAACGTCGCCGAACACAGCCCTTCATTGCTTTTCTACTTCTCCTTTTCTCCTTCTCGCCAGCTTCTCTCCCCCAGCCACCTCTGCATAATCTTCTCCGCTATAGACGTTCTCTGCACAGATGTTAAATAATTAAAAATGCAACAAGGGCCTGCAGAGAAGACATC